GAGAGTCAATGAACTGTCTAAGTTGTTAGGAGCTGAATGATCAGAAGAGAACTCCCGGTGTCAGTAGATATCGGGAGTGAAACATATAAGATTGATGCTGATTTCAGAACAATCATGAATGTTGAAGGGATTATCTTTGGAAAAAAAGTTACAGATGATCAAAAGAAGTTTGCAGCAGAGATGATGAAAGAGATCGATATTGAAGAAAAAGATGCGATTCAAAATGCAAAATATTATGATGCGCTAAAGCTCTTTTACAAAGATAATGTTCCGGATGATCTGGAAGAAGCTATGGAAAAAATGCTGTGGTTTTATTCCTGTGGTAAGGAAGATAAACAATCAAAAACAAAGAAAAAAGTGATCAGCTTTGAATATGATTTTGATTATATCAATGCAGGGTTTATGCAGGATTATAAGATTGATCTGTTTGAAGTTGATTTCTTGCATTGGTGGAAGTTCATGTCATTATTTAGTGCCCTGCATGATGATTGCAAAATCTGTGAGATCATTGGATATCGCGGGGCAGAGTTAAAGAATTTTGACAAAGAACAGAGAAAAAGGATAAGGGAGATGCAAAAAATCTATGCACTTCCGGATGAGATAAGCAAAGAAGAAAAGAAGAGGCAGGATGAGATAACACAGATACTGCTAAATGGCGGTGATCTGTCAGGAATATTGTGATAAGAGAAGCGAACAGGCGAGAGCTTGGATCTGCAGGTTGAGCACCCAGGACGTCAAATAGCTTAGAAACTTTAGAATTTTAGTTATTTGACGAGGTGAAGACATGGCAGATGGTACAGTTACAATAGAAACCAAACTGGATAATTCTGGTGCAGAAAAAGGATTAAACGATCTTAAGAAAGAAGTTGAGTCTTCTTCTAAGAGTACAGCACAGGAGATAGATAAAGCTTCTGATCAGGCACAAAAGAGTGTAGAAGAAGTTGCTAAGTCAGCAGAGAAAACCGGAAAACAAGTAGAAAAGAGTGCAAAGGATTCAGCATCGAAAGCAGGACAGGCAGCCAAACAAGGAGCTGATTCAGCAGCAAAAGGAACAGAATCCGCATCTACGAAGATGCAGCAGTCTCATAAAAAGGTAAAGGATACTGCAAAAGAAAGTGCAGATGGCGCAAAAAAGTCTTGGGAAGAATCTAATCAAAGTACAGTAGCAAGTACAGAGAGTGCAACATCAAAGATGGCCGGATTGATGAAAAAATCTGCAGCAGTAATTGGAGTTGCATCTGTGGCGGCCGCAAAAAAGACGATCGATGTAGGCAAGTCTTTTGAAGCAGGAATGAGCGAGGTCCAGGCGATCTCCGGAGCATCTGGAAAAGACCTGGAAAAGCTATCTGCAAAAGCAAAGCAGATGGGAGCTACAACGAAGTTCTCTGCTACAGAGTCAGCTACAGCACTTAAGTACATGGCTATGGCAGGATGGAAAACAAATCAGATGGTTTCTGGATTGTCTGGTGTTATGAACTTAGCTGCAGCCTCCGGAGAAGATCTTGGAACAGTATCTGACATTGTAACAGACTCAATGACCGCTTTTGGATTGAAAGCAAAGGACTCTGGACATTTTGCCGATGTACTGGCGAAAGCATCTAGTAGTTCTAATACAAATGTTGCAATGATGGGAGAAACCTTTAAATACGTTGCACCTTTGGCCGGATCCATGAAATACAGTATTGAAGATACAGCTACAGCAATTGGACTGATGGCAAATGCCGGAATCAAGGGATCACAGGCAGGTACAGAGTTAAGATCTATCCTGACGCGACTTGTAAAACCGCCAACAGATGCAGCGGCAGCATTGAGTGCTTTGGGTATCAGCACAACAAAAGCTGATGGATCCATGAAGCCAATGAGACAGACGATGGCGGAATTAAGAGAAAAGTTCTCTGGATTAACAGATAGTCAGAAATCCCAGTATGCTGCAGCTATTGCAGGACAGGAAGCAATGTCTGGTCTGCTAGCGATCGTAAATGCATCTGATTCCGATTTCAATAAACTGCAGAAGGCAATTGATAATTCTTCCGGTGCAGCCAAGAAACAGGCAGATGTCATGAACAATAATCTGCAGGGAGCATTGTATGATCTTGGGTCGGCAGCAGAAGCGGTGGGAATTGGTATCTATGAAGATATTAAGACACCTTTAACAAAAGCCGTTGGTGTTGGGACAAAGCAATTAAGAATCCTATCTAGCAAATTAAAAAAGGGTGGAATAAAAGAAATTGTTCCGAAGGAAGCTATAAATACCGTTGAAAATCTTGGAAAAGTGGCTATGGTAACCGGCAAAGGTGGAGTAAAAGTATTGGCCGCTTCTACAAAACTGCTTGGGGACAACATGGGCGTAGTTATTCCGCTTGCGACATCATTCATGGGTGCCTGGGCCGGAGTTAAAGTTTTCAACACTGCATCTAAAGGAGTTACAGCATTAACTACAGCTTTTAGTGCCTTAAAAACAATGGAGCAGGCAAATGCAATCACCTTAGTGGCACAACAGGGTGGTTTGACCGCATTGCAGACAGTTGTTGGAATCTCTACAGGTAAGATTTCTCTTGCGACAGCAGCAACAGGAGCTTTTAATGCAGCATGTACAGCACTTGGCGGTCCAGTAGGTTTAGGAGTTGTTGCAGTAGGTGCTTTAGTAGCAGGAGTCGCAGCATACACACTGACACAGAAAAAAGCGGTTACAGAAGCAGATCGATACTATTCTTCGTGCACAAAACTCAAAAAGAAACAAGAAGAGATGGCAGCATCGATCAAGAGCTTACATAAAGAAAATCAGAAAAATGTAGATTCTGCACGTGCAAATGGTGTTCAGGCAGATCAGTTGTATCAGAGATTAACAAAACTGATGAATGTTGAGCATAAGAGCGCTGGGACAAAAGCACAGATTGTAAGTGTAGTTAAACAATTAAATGAATTATTACCAGGGCTGAATCTTGAGTATGACAAAGAAGCAGATAAGCTAAATAAGTCTACTTCTGCGATCAAGAAAAACATCGCAGCATTGAAAGAACAGGCAATGGCCAAGGCTTATCAAAAAGGCATGGAAAGTGCAGCATCTAAAGTAGCCAAAGCCGATATTGAGAATGAAAAAGCTATCAAGAAAAAGACGGAAGCAACAAACAAATATAATGCCGCTGTTGAAAAAATGAATCAGGTTACCGCAAAGGTAAATCAGGGAAAGATAACAACAAGCAGTGATGAATATAAGAAAGCTTCTAATGATCTGACAAAATACTATGATGCAATGATGACAGCCAATAAGGCGGTTGAGCAAAGTGGTAAAAACTTAAATGCAGCACAAAAAGAACTGACTGCATACACAGACAAATATACAGCACAGGCAAATTATACAGAGTATCTGAAATCTTTAGATGATCTGGCCAAACAGGCAAAGATTAAAGCGAGTGATATTCCAAAATCTGTTGGAGAGGGAATCAAACAGGGTGTTTATGCAAATCCAACATCTGGAAAAGAATTAAAGAGCTTGATCAAATTAGATGATCTGGTTAATTCCGATCAGTTGGCCAAGATGCAAGAACAAGGTATGAAGATACCACAGTATCTGTCAAAAGGGATTTCTGATGGATCTATATCATTTAAGAGTGCTGCAAAACAGATGCAGAATGCGATCAATTGGACCGATCTGATCCAAAAGGCAAAGGATGCAGGTGTTAAAGTTCCTGATAGCGTAGCGCAAGGAATTAGTTCCGGACAATATGCGGTCCCTACGTCTGTGCAGGCAGTAAAAAATCTTGTCACGTTCGAAGATCTGAAAGCTAAGGCACAGCAAGGTGGTATACAGGTACCGGACTATTTAGCAAATGCGATCACATCTGGTAGTGGAAAACCGAAAGAAGCAGCGGCCGCATTAAGTCGTATGATTTCTTTCCAGGAAGCAATAACAAAAGCAGGAATTGATGGATCTAAGATTCCAACAGAACTTGCAACGAAAGTTGCACAAGGAAAGACGCCGGTTCAAGATGCAATCAAAGAACTAACAAAGATAGACTTATCTGGAGATCAGAATGCATTTGGTCTTACAAAAGCTATTGATAGTACAGCACAAAAGACAAAAAGCCAGGCAACAAAGATAAAAAACAGTTTAAAAATCGGCAAGGTAGATAATTCAGCTGCAGCAAGCTCGTTTGATGCTATTGCAACCAAAACAGGAAAAGCAGCTACTACAGTTAAGAAAAATAGCACAGCAATTAAAAAAGCAAGTAAGATTACTGCTACGAATAATTCAAGTGCCGGAGTTCAATCGTTTAATAGTTATTTATCTTCTTTTTCAA